CCCCCCCCCGGGCCCCCCCTCTCCCGTCCCTTCCTTGGTGTCCGTACCCCCCCCCAGACCGCCGGCGCTGCCGATGGTCGCAATGGCCGTCTGTGCAACGGTCTTGATCGCGCGAACGGCAGCAGCTTTTGCAAGAGCGCGCAAATACTTCTTTTTCATGTGTTTACCTCCGTTTCTCCGCTATGCACGGGGAGACTTTCGCACGTTTCGACAATGTGCTTGATGGACGGGTCGCCATCTCCCAAAGCAACATATGGGTCATAATAATTGCGTAGGGTTTCCAGCCCGTAAGGCGGAATGTAGCCCTTACTTACCGTCAGCATCGTACAGTGCAGGATTCGCACGGTGGTCAGTCCATCCGTACTTGATGCCAGCTTCAACCGCAGCGGCCTGCGCAGGCGTGGCCGTGCCGTAACACTGATTCATGGTGCGGCATACCGTGTGACGAATTGCCAGTAGTGCGGCATCCTCTGCATCCACTGCGCAGAGCGGCGCACCTTTCACGCAATAGTAGGTATTGTCACCGGGGTAGACCTTGGCGGGCCGTCCGCAGTCGTATGGGTTGGGAACATAGGCGAACATCGGCATTCCGGGAAACACACTGGGGAACATATCGCCGATGCAGGCTTTCGGGGTTTTGGTGGTGGTGTCCATCTTGCAATCCTCCTGTTTGGTTTTTCTTCCTGCCTTGGCTTCATGCGGCGTTTGGCAGTTCATATAATGCCGGTCTTTCCCGGCTGTCAGCTATGAAAAAGTATGGAGAGAAAAAGGAGCAGCGGGCCGTCAGAATCGAACTGACCGATGCTGTGAAATCTGCGCCAGCACCCGCACATGTACCCGGCAGGCGCGAACAGGTTTGCCCGCCGGGGGATGTGGTAAAATCCCACTTAGGTGTCCGGCACCTCTGCGCGGCAGATCAGCGGCCCGCGCAGTGCCCGTTCAGTCGTTCGTACCCCTTTCTGCAAGATGCGTCCGACTGCTGGTAGCGGTCAGTTCTGCGCCGATACCGCCAAACGCGCATAGAGTTGTTATTGACGACACATTTCACAAAGCTGATGCCCGTAGGTTCCTTGCCGTATATTTCGTAGAATCGTTCCTCGCAGCGCATAATATCCTCACGTCTCTTCTATTATAGTATCATCGCAATCTCACCGGGCACCCCGAAACCGCTATGTGAAAGTCACCGCAATCTCGGTACATCCCCTCACGGTGCAATCAGACATAAACCCACGAGCTACCGTCGCATCCATAAAAGCGCTTTTTCGGGGCATAAAAGCTTCAATTCACACTCGTTTTGCCCTCTTTCACGCCCGGGTTCCCGGCATTTTGCACTACTAGATGCAGTATTGCAGCCTCATACAGGGCAGTCTGCCGACTTTCCAGCTTAACGCCACTGTAAGAGGCGTATTTATACCAGATTCCACTCTGGAATTTCTTCCAATTTTTAGCAGCTTGAAATGTATAAAATCATCGATATTTAGTGGCTTTCTCCACTCATTGCGGTGGTTTGGCCCTCGGAAACTCCCTCGGTACTTTCAGGCATAAACAGGATTCAACGCTGGTCGCAGAGCAAGCCACCATATTTAGTGTACATCTATTTCTTCGTGTCAATATGTAGTATTTTGCCGTGGGGACAGGGGTGCCATCAGGAATAAACATCCGTTTAGACACGAGGCAGACTTCTGCCCCTCTCCCCGGCTCCGTCAATTCAGGCACGAAGAAATAGGTGCAGTCAGGCATAAACACCCTTTCAGACACGAGGCAATCTTCCCAGAAAACACAAAAAACAGCCCACCGGGTCACCTTTCCTTCCGGCTGATCTCTCAGCTCGTTGGAAAGCAACCTGGTGGGCTGCTGCTTTTTTTCAGTTTTCTCTGCGATTGCGGAGCCTAACTTTTTCTTCTCTGCGCCATTACGCTTTGAGAGCTTTCTCTCCTCTCTGCGCCTCCTGCGTTTTCTTGTCGATTCTTCCTTCAAAGATTGGAATGGCCCGGCTCAAATCATAATTCACCAGACGGTGCTGTGGATATTCGACTCCCGGCAGCCTGTATGACCTTGTCCTGTCCCAGCCACAGCTTTGATAGATCAGGCGCACAAGCCCCTTACTTTTGATTTCATACCGGTCATCCGTGCTATGCTTTGGAAGGCGATTTGCTCCCTCCTCGTCTATCCCACAGGCTTGGATCGCAAACATCTGCTTGGCCGGGTTGTAGAGGAAATGATAAAATTCCGGCCGTCCAATCGCTTCAAGGGCGCTCTTGAAAATTGATATGCGACCGTCCGCATACCGAAATGTAAGTCCCATCATATTCTTCTGCCATGTATTTGTCTGCTTCTCAGACATTGATGCTCCTCCTCTCTAAAAAAGGGTAGACTACCCCCTTGGTGCAAAAACGGGATTTTTAAGTATTTTGTTGCTGACCGGGAAGCCCTGTGAGCATTCCAACTGAAACATAGCCGTCCATCTGCCGAACCTCCGACTCCTGTCGGTGCTGCTCAACAGGCACACCAAAAGAGCCCGCAATATCATCCGGGTAGTATCCCTTCCGGGTGTTCACAGGTTGCGCCTCTTCCTTATTCTCAGCAGATGTCTCCGTTGGCATCACTTCATCAGACTGCTTCTTCTTACGCTCATGGAACACCTCGGCGGCAACGAGGTCAAACACATAAAGTGACTCACCTTCAAACTCAATGCGATAGCCGAGGATCTTGTACCGGCAGGTGCTTGCCCAGCCCATCTCTTTATAGAGCAGTTCCGAGAAAAGACGGCATGACATTTTCCTGCTCTTGCGCTTATCCGGCTTTGCAACGCACCAGCGCAGAGCATCCTTGTCATTCTCATTGCAGCCCTTGACCACAAGCCGCTTCAATGTGCTGTTGAACATGATGTTGACGTAGACCACATCTTCCAAACCGGCTATGCAGGCAGTATTAAATGTAACGCTGTCCTTCCTGATTACGATTGCCGGGTCCCGGAGATGGGCAAAAAGCTCCCGCCGTGCGACCTGATAGCCGTCATAATCAAACGTATAGCCCTCTTGAACAGGCTGTTCTTCCAGAAGATTTTTCTACAGACTGTGATTTCGAGGAGGACAAGCCATGGTAAATGAACCGTATCCCATTAGGAACGCCGATGGAAAGCTGTTTTGCTTATGCCAGAATACAGCGGCAGGTCCAGTCTTGATGACGAAGAACTGTAAGATGCCAATGGATGAATTTCTTAGTAAGGCTTACGGAAAGCAAGAAGAGAAATCTTTAGACAGAGGCAAACACGCAGATAAGAGAAAACACGCATAGACAGACACCTAGACTTCCCTGCGGTATGGCCGTAGCTGAATGCCCAGAGAAAACCACTGGCATTTTGTACGCAGGCGATGGGCCCTAATTATACCGAAAACCAGAGGAAGTCAGGATACATATATAAGGTTCGTCACGCATTTTGCGTGAATCAGCTTACGAGCATACCGGACGGCGTGGAACCCGTACCGAGGAAGGCCGGAGCAGATATACATACATTTTATCCTAGTTTTTGAATAGTTGTTCAAAGAACCAGTGGGATAAGTGTGCGTATGTCTGCTCCGGTCTTTTTTCGTTGAAGGAGGTGATTTTGTTGAGTGTAGCATGGCAATCAGACCCGAAACTTGTTGGTCAGCAAATCAAGAAGATTCGCAAACAGAAACACATGACGCAGGATGCTCTTGCTGAAGAACTTGGAGGAGGTTGCACCAACAAAACCATTTCCCGATATGAAACCGGAAAGGTCGAAATGGGAATACAGACGTTGTTTGATGTGGCGGAGGCTCTGGAGGTACCTGTTGATAAACTGGTGCCAGATCGGCTTCAAGTACATATGGAAGAGGAGGAAAAGTCAAGAAGAGAATTACTGGCAATTGTTGGAAGCCTAGGAACAGAAGATGTAGAAGCCTTGCTGATGGTGGCTAGAAGATTCGAAGTCCCTCAAAGGAAGGCCGTGTGAACCGTGCAGTGGCTGCTGCACGGTTTTGTTTTTGTGAAAGGGAAAGTCTACAGATATGTAGATTTTGGCAGAGCATAATCACCTTTTGGGGAAATGAAAAAGGCCGCTAAATCATCTATAATTGAGTCAGTTCAAGGGACAAGCCCCAAGAACAAAAAATAATATCGTAAGCCCGATTCTAGAGAAGGCGAAGGATACCATAACGGAGTTTTACCAGCTGGCAGACACTGTCTGCTGCGGTAGAACAGCCGGTCTATGGGTGTACCTCCCATCTCTGGAATCGGGCTTTCTGCGTTTTGCAGGCAGTCACAGCTCAGAATGTGAGCCCTGCTCCGCTTCCGTCATCGGTATCCTTCTCCCTCCCAGAGTCCGGGGGAAAAGGACAAAAAGATGACTAACATGATGATGAACGGGGTAGTTGCAATCAATGGTGGCGTAGGCGTGATGGAAATCCGCCAGCCGTTACCGCAGACAGTGGAGAGCGTGGCGCAGCCAGTCGAGAATCTGACTGTCAACGCACATATCTCTCTGCGTGAGCTGAAGAACACGGTTGCTGCGGTTATCGAAAAGAAGCTGCCGAAGTACGCACAGCTTATGGAGATGCATCCTGTGATTGCGGCTAGAACTGTGGTGGGTGGTGCAACGCTCACAGCCTATGAGAATGGTTACGCCGTCTATGAAGAGGATGGCGCACACACGGTCATGGCCATCGACCGCTGCGGCGACTACCGCTACGATTTCAATGACGGTACATACGAGGTCGTTCCGGCGGAAGTGTTCGAGGATGCCGAGTGGTCAGTGCGTCTGGTCATGGAAGGCGAACGCCGGATGGAGAGCAACCGCAGCAAGACGGTTGCCATCAATGAGGCCGCCAGTTTGGATTGCGATGGCTCTGACTGGTCGGATGCCGTTATGGTGGACTTCATGGATGAAGAAAATGCCGAAATGTTGGCAGAAGAGGAACTGCGCAAGCTGTATGCCGCTATGGGTAAGCTCACGGATCGTCAGCAGGAAATCATCCAGCTCTACTTCTATAAAGGGCTGAACCAGTATGAAATCGCAGAAGAATTGGGGATTGTAAGACCCGTGGTCAGCAAAATTATGGCTGCCGCAATTAAAAGGCTCAAGAAAAGTTTTTGAAAATAGGGTACCTTTTCCCGAATTTCAGTAAGCATTATGAGAGGACTTCCTCTCACGAATACATCCAAGGAGGTTACACCCCATGCGAAGCTGGCATCCTCCGAGGTCAAACGAGCGGTTCGGAAATCGGCAAAGACGGTCAAGGAGGAAATCGAGGCCGGCGCGCCATCCCGGACCGGTCGGTATAAGTCGAGCTGGGTGGCGACCAAGCAGGAGAAATCCAGTCAGAGCCTTCAGATGGTCGTCCATTCCAAAGACCGATACCAGCTGACGCATCTTTTGGAAAAGGGCCACGCCAAGCGCGGCGGTGGGCGTGTGGCGGCAAGACCGCACATTGCTCCTGCCGAGCAGGAGGGGGTCGAGCTGCTCCAAAGCCTCATCGAGAAAGCACTGAAGTAGGAGGATGCCATGACCCACGCAGAAGTCAAAGCGATGGTGGAAGAAATGGGGCTGCCCTATGCGTATGACCATTTTGCAGAAGGGGAAAGCCCTGATCCGCCATTCATCTGTTTTCTGTATCCGAAAGCCGCAAATTTTAGTGCGGACGGCATCGTGTACCACCACTTCAATCGGCTGGACATTGAGGTGTACACCGATTACAAAGATCCGGATACGGAGGCAGCAATCGAAGAAGTCCTGACCGCCCACGAGCTTTTCTATGAAAAGAGCGAGGCTTGGATCGAGACGGAAAAGATGTATGAAGTCCTGTATGAGCTGACCGTCTGAGTCAGCCGCAGGGCTTTTTTCACGAGAGGAGAAAGCAATGGGTAAGAAAAGCAACAAGGTCAAGTACGGCCTGAAAAACTGCCATTACGCCAAGGCAACCTTTGACGAGGACGGCGGCGTTACCTACGATACCCCGGTACGCATCCCTGGTGCGGTCAGTCTGTCCCTGGATGCCAATGGTGATATTGAGCCGTTCTATGCGGACAATATCGCCTACTATGTCGTGAATAACAACTCCGGCTATGAGGGTGATCTGGAAATCGCCCTGATTCCGGAGTCCTTCCTCACGGATATCATGCACGAGGAACTGGATGGCAACGGCGTTCTGGCGGAAAACGCCAACGCAGAACTGGAGCATTTCGCGTTCCTGTTCGAGTTCGATGGCGACCAGCGGCATATCCGCCACGTTATGTACAACTGTGTGGCAAGCCGTCCGTCCATCGAAGGTGATACCAACGAGGACAGCAAGGAGGTCAAGACCGACACCCTGACCTTGCAGGCAACGCCGCTGGCAAACGGTTATGTCAAGGCCAAGACCGGCACCAACACCAGCGACGATGTCTACAACAAGTGGTACGAGAAGGTCTATGAGCCGCAGGCAGAGGCCTCCGGTGTGGTGACTGAGGAGACTGATCCTCAGGGCTGATAAACCGAGGCAGGGCTTCGGCTCTGCTTCCTACATTATTGTATAAGGAGATTTTCAATATGAAAAAGCATCGTGTATTTTCCCTGTTCACTGTCATCTTTGTGGCTTTCCTGCTGTTCCGGTCTGTGACCATTGTCCCGACTGGTTATACCGGCGTGAAGACCAGCTTCGGTCAGATTCAGGAAACGACCATCCAAAGCGGTAAGCTGAACTTCACCGTTCCGTTCGTCCAGAGCATCCACACCGTCAACAACAAGCAGCAGGATAAGAATATTGAGGCGCAGATCTGGGGTGAAGCCTCCGACAAGACTCCGGTGTATGCCGCAGATGTCATTGTGACCTATCAGGTGCTTCCCGAAAGGAGCGCATGGTTGTACGCAAATGTGTCTGACACCAAGAATCTGGTCGGTGACGAACTGGTGGCATCTGCCATCAAGTCCGCGATGGCAGAGCTTGGCCCCAATGAAGTGACCAATCGCACCAAGATCGAGCCTCTGGCCCAGCAGAAGCTGGCGGAATCCCTGAACCAGAAGTACGGCGAGGGTGCGGTGTTCATCAATAAGGTGGTCATCAACGATATGGATTTTGAGGAAGCCTATAATACCGCTATCCAGCAGAAGTCCATCGCCCAGCAGAACGCTGATAAGCAGAAGATCGAGAACGAGGCTGCCATTGCTAAGGCAGAAGCAGATAAGCAGGTTGCAATCACCAAGGCAGAAGCGGAGGCACAGAAGACTTCCATCGCCGCAGATGCTCAGGCTGAGGCTAACCGCAAGATTGCAGAAAGCCTGTCGGATTCCCTGATCGAGTACCAGAAGATCCAGAAATGGGACGGCAGGTTGCCCACCGTCAGCGGCGGCAATGCGCTGGTCAGCATCGACCCGGCAGAGTAAGCAAGTACACGAACCGAGGGCAGGGCGGAGGCTCTGCCCTTTCTACATGAAATGGAGGATAAAGACTATGGCAGTTACGAAGAAAATCGAGATCGATGGTCAGATGGTGGAGTTCCGCGCCAGCGCAGCCGTTCCTCGTCTGTACCGCATCAAATTCGGCCGGGACATCTATAAGGACCTGCGCTCTCTGGAAAAGAGCGTGGGGGATAATGATGAGGAAAGTTCCAGCCTTGACCTGTTCAGTCTGGAGATGTTCGAGAATATCGCCTACATTATGGCGAAGCACGCCCATCCTGATCAGGTGCCGGACACACCGGATGAGTGGCTGGAGAACTTCAACACCTTCTCCATCTACCAGATTTTGCCCCAGTTGATCGAACTGTGGGGCCTGAACGTGCAGACGGAGGTAGAGGCAAGAAAAAACC